TCAGTAGGGTTGTTTTACTGTCAAAAGATTTAAACTCAATGTCTTTTTCCTTACATAGAGTCTGTAATTCCTTCTTAGTTAAAGAACCTAAATCAACACTAACTTCTTCTGCAACCTCTTCAGTTTCTTCCACTTCTTCAACTACTTCTTCAAGTAATTCTTCCACTTCTTCAACTACTTCGGCAACAGGTTCTTCAATTAGTAAAGATTCAGTTTCCCAACCTTCTGCGTTCTTAACTTTATTAAGAATTGCTGGACTAACTTCGTACCATGTCATAGGTGCAAATTCCATTCCATACAATCTAGCCATTCCTAGCGTATATCTAACTCTAACCATTTAAAGCACCTCAAAGATTACCGGTTACTCTCAATGATAGTGAGGGTAAAGCACCTGTTGGCATAGAAGCCAAAAGAGCACCTGCGGTATTTCTAGTTAGGCACACAACATGAAAGAAACTACCATCTGCTGAAATAGTATTAACTAACCAATCCTGCATAGTGCTAGTTTGACCTACTAACTCAACCGATTCAACTGTACTTAGTCCGAAGGATGAAGCAAGAATCTTCTCACCTGCATGAGTAATGGTTTCATCTCCACCACCAACACCTGCACCTGTAGCAACCAAAGTTGCATCAATTCCCATAACAGTAGAAGTTAGAGTAGTAACTCTATCTAAATTATCATTGTTATCAGCATGAGAACCTAACACACATACTAAATCTCCTACTTGAAACCCGTCACTAAGGAAATTCCCTAATGTTCGTGTATAAACATCTGGCCCTGTAGTTGATGTAATTGTTTGTGTTGCTGCGGTTGCCGTAGTACCTGTTCTGTAAGCACTAATTGTGACCTCTCCTGTTGAGACATATTTATTCCCCATAACAGAAGGCTTATTTGACCCTAAATGGTCGGTTCTTAATGTAACTGTATTAGTCATACTAAATCACCTCATTGAAGGTTTGTAATCTTACCTTGTCCTTTAACGAATGTACAAACTACTTCACCAATGGTACGATACATACCTCGGTTTCCGAGTTTGCCAACACCGAATGGGTCGCCAGAATCAATTCCACCTTCAAAGTATTCAGTAGGTTTTAGTGTAGCAAATTGTAGATGGTCTGTATCTAGGATAAAGATGTCACTTAGCCCAGAACCTGAACCTGTACTTCCCATTTCCTTACAAGGGATAATAGGAATATCATGGTATGTTGCGACCTTGAATCCAATTTCTCTTCCCTTAACACCCTTGATACCATTATGAGTAGGCATAACTTCTGTTCTACCCATAAATCGCTCTTGTGCTTGAAGTAATTCTCCTAGTGCTTGAATAGTGTCATACCCTGTAAGCATAACCTTTGGACTTCCACCACGAACTTGAAGTTCACGAAGAGCAGTATTCAAAGTATTCAAAGTAAGGTTTCTACGAGCAGCATAAGAAACACCGTAATCAACATAAGCATCTAGCCAATCATTACCTGCGGCTGAACGGTCATGTCCATAAATTGAATCATAGACACCGAGCCAATCATTATGGTTATACTCTTGTGTACCAACAATAACTACACCAGCATCAAGAGCAGCCAATTCAGCAGCACTTGAAACAATCTTATACATAGACATAACATTGTTTTGAACTCCGGCAATTGGAGCACCATCAGTTGAGCCATCAGACATAGCCTCAAGAGGCATAAGAAGCATATGGTTCATTGCTTCAGCGTGTGAAACACCAATTTCTTCTCGGTATGCAGCCATAATATCACCAATACCATCATCAATCTTTGCCATAGCAGCAGCAAGTTCTGAAACTTCAAACTGATGTGCAATTGTTTTTGGGCTTGCGAATAGTGTAGAATACACCGGTGCAAGTGGGCTTAATCCATCAGTAGCACTAGTAGTAAATGCTGCATTTTCTGCAACTCCACCAATAATACCTTCTGTTGTACCTGATTGTCCTGTACCACCTGCGGTATTCCAAAGGTTTCCTGAACCTCCGAGTGCTCTTTCTGTTAATACTCTCCAACCGGATGATGCCCAAGGTTTCTTAGGCAGCATAGCGAAGGCATTAATTTCTCGGTTTAACATAGACCATACCTTTTGACCATAAATCAAATTGTGTAGTGCTGTAGTTGAACCTCCAAATGCACCACCAGCAGCGGTTACATCGTGTGAACCATGAATTCCAGATGTTGCACCAGCAGACTTCATTAAGTCGCTATATGCACCTGCACCATAGGTTGCTCTTTCTAAATCTTGTATTGTTCTAATTTGGTTAATTCCTGACATATTTTTTCATCTCCATTTATTTTATTTAATTTCTTTGAATATGACTCAAAGAGATTTTACCTCTCTAACTAATTCATTTACTTGTTCCCACGACATTTCATGTAGATTGTTCATCTTCAAGATAACATCTTCAGGGATTGCGCTGGTTGCTTTAACCGACTCTACTTGCTTTGCGATAACATCGTTATTGCTTTCAAGAGACTTTCGGAGAGTAGCAAATTCAGACTTTAGAGCATCTACTTCAGCAGAAGCATTGTAGTTAGCCTTAACTACTGCATCTGATTCTTGCTTAAGTTCTGATTGGTAGCGGCCTTCAAATTGAGCCTTAACTACATCATACATTCTTGCTTCTTCCTTTTCAGCCTTAAACTGATGGTAAGCCTTAGCAAGATTCTCATCGCTTAGGTCTAATGAAGTTACATCATCTGCTTTACGGGCAACATAATCACTAAACTCGGACTCGTATCTACCGGTTAAATTACCTTCAATACTCTTTTGTCCTGTAGCATTATGACCGTAGGAGATTGAAGCGGCTTTTGCTTCTTCATCTTCTACTTGCATATCTTCTTCATCATCAAGTTCTGGTGCATCTGCTTTGTATGACATATCTTCTTCATCATCCACATCTTGCATTTGGAGGTCTGCACCTTCATCATCACTATCTTCTTTCTGAATGTTATTATTAACTTGCTCTCTAAGAGTAGCAACAATACCATTAAATTCTTCTAACGCTTTATTAATTTCTTCCGACATTTTTTCATCACCTGTTTTTTTATTGTTTTTTTGTTCTTTAATTATTTCAAATTTTGCTTCTGGATTAATACCTTCCTCGCATATAGTTACTTCGTGGAGTTCTAACTTATCTATTTCTTTATATGTTCCAATATCAGGGTCATATCTATTAGCCTTACTCATGGCTTGACCACCAATACTAAAAGAGCGCAATTTGCCCTTTCTAATATCTCGTGCAACTTCTTTTGCCTTTTCAATATCATTTCTCATTTTGATAACAACGAAAAAGCCTGTATCATCGCAACCTGTTTTTAACACATTACCTGATGTATCTGTCCAATTGTCAATTACTTCACCGACTTGAACATTTGAATGGGTAATCATTACATTTTTGAAGTCGCCCTTCATAAAATCTGTTGATGCTTCTCTAATTGCCTCTAAGGTAATTAAGTCATTTTGCTTATCTAATACATCAACTGATGCATATCCAGCAATAATGAGTGGTTCGTCTTTCCTACCCTTTAGGATAACTAACTCAGAACCTGAGTGAAAATGAGAACCCAACATAGTAGGTACTGCGAGAGAGGTCATTACCTATTACTTTGTCTTAACAACTATATAAAGGAGAACCATTATTCAGTCTTATACATTAAAGATTTGTATGTATCTTGAGTAATATTCCACATTCCTTCATCACTATCTTCATCTGTTGGTCTTGTTTCATAACCTGTCCATGCTACCCATGTATCTTCACCATCAACAGGAACTACTCTAATATGAAATTTACCGTTATACATCTTACCATCAATTAAATATTCATGATAACCATTTCTTTGAGCACCTAACTTTAGAGTACCTTTATCTAATAGTTTAAACATATCTGATTTACTCTCTAACTGCGCTCTATATTTAGCAGCCTTACCAAACAACTCATAAATATCTGATGTATCTTTTTGTTCTATTCTCCAAGATAACTGTTTATCTTTTATCTTGTATACAAAATTTAAATCACCATCTTCTCTTTTCCAAATTTCATATTTATTATCCTGTAATTTAATTAAAGGTTCATCATCTTTAACTAAAACTTTATTATCATAAGAAAAAGAATCACTTTGTTTATTATATAAAACACCGTAAGCATTACCTTTCTCTCTAATTAGATTAGACATTTGCTTTTCAATATTTTTACTGTCACTAAATAATCTATTAACAATACTAGGTAGTGATTTGTTTATTTTCTCTACCAATTGATTAGTTTTTAAATCGCCATCAATTAATTTTTGTTGGATAAAAGTAAATAGAACACCATTATCTTTAATATATGCTTGGGCTAATTCTTCTTTCCATATATCTATATCAATTAAAGCATTCTTAGCCATCAAATTATTCTCATAAAAACCTGTCAATATAAATCCGTCAGTATCTATTGATGTATTTAGGGAGGTAGAACCATGTATACCATCTGTTAAATTATACGACTTCTCTAATACTTCTATTGAATAGTCTTTAATTGATTTCTTACTATCCTTAGATAAAAATTCTAAAGTAATGATTTTTTCTGCTTCATCTACTTCAGGTTTTTCTATGAACTTAGCACTATAAATTGAAAATCCTTTACCTGTCTTTTTAACTTCATCTACCTTTACTCTTATAATAGTGCCCTTTTCAACAGATGTTTTAGTGTTTAGTGCTTTACCTACATTTAGATAAGTCTTACCATTAAGTTCTACTAATGGTTTGTATTCATTATCATCATCAATTGGGCCAGCCCCTAATGTATAACTGTAAGTACCATTTTTATTCTTTCTAATATCTAATACTATTAAATCCAAATCAACAAACTTCTTCCACTTAATCCACTTGGGATTTTTCTTCTTTCCTACAACATATGAAGACTTAGCATCTTTGATTACTACCCCTTCAGATGTAGGGTTCTTCATAATAATTTTAGCATACTCTTCTATTTCTTCTAAAGAGTCAGCAAATCTAGTATTACTTTTATTAGGGAATTTTAAATGTTCATGAGAATTAGAAGAAAATGTACCCATTAGTCTATGAAGTCTATTTTCTAATTTATCATTCCAAACTTCTTCGCCTTCTAATTTCATTATGTCAAATACATTAACTATAATATCATAATTATCGTCATTTTTATCTGCATTAACATAGGCTATTGTATCTGCTCTATGTAGAGGTTCATCATCACTGTATAATGTGGCTTCACCATCTAAGATACATTTTGGGAACTTATCATCGCTTAGAATTTTAACTTGTTTGCCAAACTTATGAGTAATATCTCTATTGTTAAATGAATAAACCTTGATAGTATCTG